GTAGCAGTTACATCTTGCCCTCTTTCATACTGATAAACAGTGATTTCAGGTTCTTTGATAATCTTTACACTATCACCGTAAGCAGAAATCTCACCAGCATAATCAGTGTTAGTGATTGCTTCTGCTACTGAGGCTTTACGAAAGAAGTTAAGTACCTTTTTCGAGTAGACCGCAGGTAGGAAAAATGAGTTAGTTTGACCACTTACAGAGTTGGCAAAGTTTGCATTGGTATCAGTACTTGGTTCAAAGTATTGATCTGATTGATTATAAGCCATATTACTTCTCCATTAAAAAGACAGATTAATTTTTTACTACTCTGCCTTCAGACATGGCTTGATTAATTTCATCTTCAAATTTATCAAACTGGTCTATAGACATTGCAGCAATTTCCCTTTCAGTCCATATCTTAGGTTGAGCAGAATCAATTTGTGTAGTTTTAGTTGACACAATATCTGCTGCTGATTCCCTCGTTACAGGCTGTCGTTTTGGAGAACGTCTTGTCTGTGCAGTAGGTTGTACACCAGTTTCTAATTTATAAAGATCTATAGCTTTTGATGCTAAAGCAACATTATCAGGATTATTATAAATCCAATCTTGTATTTCTTTAGGTTGAGTCTCAGCCCATTCGTGAAATGTTTCATCACCTCTGATATCTTCAAAATCAGGATGACGCTCACGCAACGTAGTTTCTGCTTCTCGTTTTAGTATCTCAGCTTCTCTTATTTGAATAGCTGATAACTGTTCTCGTAGCTCTCCTACTTGCTGTTCACTTCTCATATGTGCTACAGATTCTACCGTATCATACAAATCAGGATACTCTTCTTTAAACTTTTCTAAATCTTCTAAAGACTTAGGAGCTTCGTAAATGGGCTGTACTGATCTAGCTTGAGCCTCTAGTTCTTGTTCTCGTTGTTTAAATTGAGAAACCCTCTCATCATAATGCTTTTTTAAATCATCGTAACGCTTTTTATAATTAGTTCTCTTTTTTGGTTGCACTTCTTCTTCTTCAGGGGCCTCTTCTGGGGTAGCCTGTGGTGGTGCAAAGAAAAGAGAATCAGCATCATCCGTTCTAGGTTTATCTGGCGTATGCCAAGATTTCTTAGCGTTATACGGATTAGCTTCTGGTTCTTCTATATTTTCTACTACTTCTGACATATTCTGTTCTCCTTCCGGGGCTTGAGTCTTTTTAGCAAGGTAGCCATACTAATTCATTCTGGCCTGAATAATTAGCTTGGGGCTTGTCTTTACTTCAAGGTAGCCGTTAAGTTAAAATGGTAAGGGGCCTATGCTAGGGGTAGCCTTACCTCACACTTGGCATTCTGTTGGAGCTTATCATAACTTTACGAATTTCTTCGTCAGTTTTAGAAAGAGAATCTTTTGTATCTTCAATTTCATCTTCTTCTTCTACTGCTCCTCCAAATGCCATCTTCATCATGTAGCCACCGTCATAGGCTCGTTCAGCATCATCCATCATAGTTTGTAGATTATCTGCGCCTATAGCATCAGTAGCTTTCTTTGTCATAACAAACTCTCCATCTGACAATCGTGCAGGTATCGAGTCTGATACTCCAGTTCCGGGGCCTGTTACTTCTCCAGCCCCAGAAAACTCAGAAGCAGTTCCTATTACTTTGTCAAATATGACACTAAGTTGAGGATCTGTTTCTAGCGAGTTCATTAAATATGTTTGTTCTTCTTCGTTTAAAGATTCATCTATGATGAAATCTAAATAATTATCTTCCATTTCTTCATCTGGAAGTTGAGATGCTTCTGCTGCTGCCATCTCTTCAGGTGGTATATTAGGATATGTATCTACTGGCATACCACCTTCTTGAAAAACTCCTCTTCCTTTTAATACATCTGCTTGTGTTATCTTACCATCTCCTGTAAGATCTGGCATACCGCCTTTAGTTTCTTTAGCCATCTTTTCTCCCTATAGACTCCTTAACCTGCTCCTTCAACGAGGCGAGGTGTGCCAGCAAACGCATCTTCCCCTGACTGCGGTACATTTCCTGTTCCAATGTTGCCCCCACCAGTACCTGTGTCTCCAAGGTTTGCAGGTTGTTGAGGTGTTCCTTCAGGGCCTCCCATAGCTCCGGGTTGTTGACCACCGGGGCCAGCTTCCGCGCCAGTTGCTTGTCCAGCATTTTGCATTCCTATTATCTGTGCCATTAGAGCAGCTTCGTCTGGATCATTCATAAGTTCATCAGGATCTAGTTCTAGACTATAAGCAAGTTCGCTAATCAGCTTGTTAATTTTAACGAAGGGAGCTACAGCAGGATTCTGTACAGTTTGTAAGAATGTAGTGAGCCTTTGACTTCGTACCTC